CTATCAAGACTCTGTTGGTATTATTTGCAACAGTGATTGCTAGTGTAACTGTTCCACCGCCAGTGGTTAGTGTTCCGTGTGTTGCGGCCTTAGTGTCATACAAAATTCCGCCATCTGCTTGGTAATAACCAGCACAAACAGCGTCCCCCGCTGATATTGCTTCGCCAGCCACAGCAGTAAAATGACCAGCCACAGCAGTTTCCGCAAAATTAGCATTCAGATCACTAGCCAACACATTCTCCCCTATTACCCAAGTTTTTATACTCATATATTTTTATAATTTAATTTATCCTAGTCTTGACCCATCAAGACAAAATACTCTCTTAATATCCGCAGAATACAATTTATAAATCATTTCATAGCTAGCAAAATTCTGCCAAGTTGCTCCATCATAATAAACAAGATTTTCACCAGAAACTAAATTGGAGTTTCTATACCCTGTAAAGATATAATTACTAATATTTCCTCCCGTAGCTTTGAAAGTCATCACATATTCTATCCCGCTTTGTAACTCATAAACATCATCAAAGAAATCATAAATCCAAGCTCTTGTAGTAGATAATGAATTGCCAGCATAAGTAGCACTTGCCAGTGGCGATCCAGTCGGAAAGCCACCAGAAGCCAAATAAACTTCTATATCTATTGTTCCGGGCGAGCCAACTCTGCCCATATAAATTCCCCATTTTCCTATGTTAAAATTTGAAGCCGGAGTAAATCTTTGGCCAAAAATCCTAGTGCCATAAATATTATAATTTGTTATTGATGCCTCAGTAATACTATTTTTTAAAACAAGCTCAACCGGATTTGGCACATAAGCGCCAGCGACAAATTGCACTGGAAAATCTAAACCTTGGTCTATTAAATCTTCCTCGGCCGTTAAGGTTTCCGTCTGGCTATGCGTTGCCATAGTTTCTACACTTTCAGAAATAGTTATCTCTTCAAAATAGCTAGTAATCTTATCCAAAATAACATCAACATCAACCCCAGTATCAGCTGACCTATTCAATAACAATTTTTGTAAAAGACCGACCATATCAAGAGTTTTTGTGCTAATAAGAGAAGCGCGATAATGCATTACATTTGGGGTCATCATTCGGCTTGTAACCTGCCTGATTATAAAACTATCATTTATACTATGAGCATCAGAGTTTATTTCAATTTTTTGGCCAGCTTTTAGTCCCGAAACTTCTGTAATAAATTCCCCCTCCTCTAAACTTTCAGCATAAGCTAGCAATTCGGCCGTAGCCCTATCTCGGGCTTCTTCTTTTGAATTAAGGTTTTTATCTTGTATTGAAAATTCGTAATCTCCGGCCACACCCTCGGCCGAATACATTGCCGAAATAGCCAATGGACTTTTCACTTTGACTATAACTGGTATCAATGGCTCACCCTCGAAAGAAAGTGTAGCTCCGGCGCTTGGTATATCTGTTTCTTTAAAACGCAAAACTTTTTCACTATAATTCCATAGAGCATCATAATTTTCAGGGTCGCTAGAAAAATCTATACCAATACTTAACGGCTCACCAGTTAAAGAAGCAGAAAAATCTCTATACTTATAAGGCAAAGGAAATTGATAATCTGTGCCATTGGCCAAGATTTTATCCCGCCGTCTATCACCAAAATAATAACCGCCTCTAACAATAATTGTATTTCTTATTTGTGAATTATCGCGTCTTAATCTAAGAGAATTAAAAACATAATTTCCGTTGCTATCCGTCAAAGTAAATGGCGCGACCAAAGTGCTACTTTCCTTAAATATTAAATTTTTATCATAATCAATATACCAATCATAGCCGGATATTTCTGCCAATCTCTGTAAGCATTGTTGGATTGTTTCAAAATTAAATGTGATGCTAGTTAAAACTTTTGGACAAACAACATTTGTGCTGGCATCAATTCCATAGGGTGCATACTTAGCCACCATAGCCGTAATTATTGCGGCCACAGTCATATTCTCATAAGTTTCTGTAACTAATTTTTTCTGTAAAAGCCGAGTATAATCTACACATTCGCAAATATATTCAAGCACCTTGTAGCTTTCAGCCGTCTGATCACGACGAACAATATAGCCGGCAAAAACTTTTACACCAGCATCTGTGATAATAACCTCTGCACCTACTCTGGGAGTATATAAATGACTGCCATAATTTCTTATTTTAAAAGAGCATTTATCTACCTGTGTCGTTAAAATATTATCAATTTTCAGACTTTCCCAAGCTATCCATTTGGTTTTATCAATACCGCCAATTGTAACTATTATACTCATACTCTTAATTGCAATTTTAGTCTATCAATAATCATATCACCCATTTCTAAGGCCACATCTTCGCTTAAATAAGTTCCACCATTTATATTCACTACAATTCCACCGCCATAACCGCCAGAAGCCCTATTAGCTGGCACAACTCTTTCTCCGCCGTGAACTAAGGCCATCACACCAGCCCCTAACGGAGCATTCACCAGTCCACCTGATTGGAAGCCAAGTGCGCCAGTAGCAGACCCCCAAGCACTAGAAATTGCTCCACCAGCGGAGCTTAGAGCATTGCTTGCGGCATTTTTTAGTGCTATTAATTTATCAATAAGTGGCTGTATTTTAGCAAATAATTTATCGATTTCTTCTCCAACCCATTTTAAATTTTCTCCAAAATTTTTCCAAGCTGTTATTCCTTCTACTATCCAGCCAATTAAAGTAGTGATTATCGGTAAAAGAAATTGTAAAAGTTTAATTAATAAAGGTATTATTTCAATAACTAATGGTAAAATAGCTTTTAATAATTCAGCAAATGTTAAAGCTAATTGTTTTAACATTTCTTCAAAACGAGGGTCTGCAACTAATTCACTTATAACATCCATCAAAGGCATCAAAGCTTCTGCTAATACTCCGCCAACAGTTTCTTTTAAATTTTCAAATTGCAAACCCATTATTTCCATTTGCTTTCCAAATGTTTTGCTCAAATTGTCAGATGATCCAGAAACTTTATCTTGGGCTAAGGCCAAAGCATCAGCGGCTGTTGCTCCCTCTTGGACATCAATACCAAATTCTTTTAATACCCTAGTTCCGCCAGCATAAACCATTGTAACCGCGCGTGCGCTTTCCTCTAATGATCTACCTGAATAAGCTGATAAGTCCATCGCCAATTTTAAATCTGCCTGAGCAGTATCTACGTCCTTAGTTATACTAAATAATTTAGCAAAAGCAACAGAAGCGGCCTCATCATCAAAACCTAATTTAATCGCGGCATCGCTCACCTTACCCATTGTTTCCTGTAAAAATTGCATCTCACTTTGGCCACCTTTTAATTGACCTTGTAAATTTGAAAGCTGGACATCTGTAATATCAATAAAAGAATTTGAGAGTGCTTGATTGGCTATGACCATTTGCTGTTGAGCTTCGGAAAATTCCTTTAAACTTCCCTTAGCAAAACTAACAAAGGCCGCAGTTGCGACAGTTGCGGCCGCACCAACAGCGACAGCCGCGCCTTTGGCAATTCCTCCAAAATTACTAAAACTGCCACTGACATTTTTTATAGTATCGCTGGCCTCATCTTTTGCTTTTATTACTACTTTTATTTCATCACTTTGGGGCATATTTTTCTTCTAATGCTTCAAGTAAAATCTCAATGTATGCTTGACTGCAATTACTATATTCCTCTTCCGTCCAGTGCATTTCAAGTAAAAATGGCGCTATTGCTCTAAGTTTTTTTTTACTTCTTGCGAGAATTTTTGCACTTCATTTATAATAAAAGTTAGGTCTTGGATAGAAAATAAAGCTAAGTTTTCTTTGCTTATTTCCAAAGCAACTCCGGCTGTTTTTTCAAAATTCCAAGATTTTATAAATCTAGGTAAAAATTCAAATGCCTGTTCAGTTTGATTTTGCTCATTCAAATTTATAAAACTTATATCGCCTGCTAGTAAGCTATTATAAATAACAATTTTGCTATCAGGATAGCTCGGCAAAACAATTTCTTTTGTTTGTCTAAAATCTTTTAAAATAGGCATAAGTTTTTATTTAATTAATTAGTAAGTAGCAACGGAGTTTACTAAATAGCAATCATTAATGACATTAGAATTAGTGAGGTCATACAAGGCACGGAAGCTAATTTTTTGAGTAACTAAGGCGTCGTTTTCAATCTTTTCTTCCCAAGCATCAAAGGCGCATCTTGATAAATCAATCCTAAAAGCTGGATTTGTTGTGCCAATAGTAACACCAGAATTTACAATATCAATTCTCATAGCATTGTAAGTTCCGGCCAACATTAAATTTCTATATGTAGCATCGCCCTTATCAATTTCAAAGCTTCCTGTAATTTCAAACTTCTGATTGACAATATCATAGGGCTGTCCAGTAGATAATACGTGATCACGTAAAATACTTTTATTAATCGTAAACTCTAAATTTCTAGGATAAATTTTTGAAGCTGCGTCAAGTCCACCTGTTAGAGTTGCTAACTTTATTGCAACGTGCCGACCGACAAATTTATCCTCAGCAACGTAAGCTGGTGTCAGAGTGCTGGCATCGCCGGAGCTTTTTGAGATAAACTTTATAGTCGCCTTAACTGTATCTTCCGGCACGGCCTTAATAGTCAAACTATCAATCATAGCCAGCTTAAAAAAGTAATTTAAGCTTTCGGCACTATCCCTATACCAAAGCGTCAAACTATCGTGAGCATTATCATTCTGTAAAGTGTAACTATGTTTATAAACAGATAGATAAGCTCCGGTGCTTAATGTGCCAAAAGTTCCAAGCAAGATAAGCCCAAATGATTTACTTTGCAAATCAGTTTCTATTGCTCCCTCAGCCCATTGTAGGGCTACTAATTCTTGATTTCCATCACCAATATTGCCATAACTTAATTGAGAAACGGCTTTGGTAACTCTATCAAAAAATGACATCGTTGCTTTGGCCAGCCAATAAGTAGCGGCGGCGGCCGTGCCGCGTGATGTTTCCTTGCCTAAACCAAGGTTTATTAATCGTCCAATTTTTCTTGCCATATTGTTATTGTTAATATTTTATTAAGTAATTAATTCTGTGTTTATATAAGTGTGAATTCTAATTTTAATTTCCGCCATTCTGTAAAGCATTTCTCTATTGGAATATCCCCAAACTGACGGCGCGGCTTCCATAAAAAGCATTTCATATCCAGTCGGTAAACTAATTCCTGAAACTTGCCAATTTTTATCTAAGTCGTCCATTGCACCATCCACTAATTGCCTCAAAACATCGTCGCATTTTTTATCAGTAAAACCACTTTCACCACGAGCAACGAACAGAAATAAACTAAATGCATAAACTCTTTCATTATGGGCAGTAGTGACAAAAGCGCTTTCATTATCAGAAGCTACAATAACTGCGGCCGGTTGGCCATTAAAATCATTTACTTCATAATCAAATACCTCCTGAATATCGGTATTAGCTACCAATAACGTTTTCAAATAATTTGATAATAATTGCCACATTTTATAAATCGTTTAATATTGATTTTAGATAGGTATTCCAAGACGGCGTAAATTTCTTTATCCCTGCCTCCATAAACGGCCTCTCGCGCATATAACGCGTCCCTTCGTGAACATAGACCGCATAGGGTGCATTGGCTACCACATAGCCCTCTAAATGCCCCACGTTTGATGTAATGCTTTTAAATAGGTTTCCGGTATCAAAAGCCCTAGTTTCGCCTGTTGTAACCGCAGTTTTACTATCCCTTTCAATCCCGAAAGTGGCATACTCAACTAAATTCTGTAATTTCTGTGCTATCACAGCTGGCATTTTAGCAAACCTATCTTGCACACGTTTTAAATCTTTTTCATTAATTTCCAAAGTAATCATTATTTTGTGATTATTACTTTCAAAAATTCTATACTTCCTTGTGAATATTTAGTAGTCCCGCCCTTGGCCACTGTGAAAATATCTCCACTATCTACATCCTTAATTTTATCACCCTCCTTAATATCAATTCCAGCATCGGCATAGATAACATACATTTTTCCGTAAGTCCCACCAAACAGGGCTGTTTTTTCAGCGCTAAGCGGCTGTATTTCAACATAAGCGGCCGTAACAGTGGACATCGCTATTTTATTACTTGTCAAAGCCGTCATCCGGCTAATAATAATTTGATGTGTTAATAAATGTTGGAAAATCATAATTCAATTGGTCTATACTGATCTAAAATATCCTTGACTCCTAATACTTCTGCCGCCTCATCAATGTCTTTATAAGATATAGAATAGTCGCCCAAAGACTCGCTTGTCATTTCCCCACCACTTCTATTATCAATAACTTTTGATAGCATCCTAGTCGCGGCTAACTTTATCTCTTCCGGCGCTG